TTGTGGATTCTATAATTCTGGATTTGATGATGCAGTTGTAGTTGTGGTTGATGGTATGGGAAACTTCATTTCTCCTGCAGAAGATAGGCATGAGGTTGTTTCCATATTCGATGCATCTTATCCATGTAATATGAATTCTTTAGGAGGGATGTCTACACCCTCTTATGATAGTTGTGATGAATCTGAACATAAAGGTGAGTGGACATGTGGAATTGGTATGGTGTACTCCGCAGTATCCTCATATATGGGTTTTGGTGGACTTGGGGCTGGAAAAGTAATGGGGCTTGCTTCATACGGTAAAGAAGATCCCAATATTAGATCTTTCCTTTCTGATGGATTTAATGTAGATTCAAATCTTTTTTATAGGTCTAAGTATGGATGTAATTTTATTCCATATGATTACTTACCTCATCATAGAGAAGCTGAAAATACTAAGAATCACTTTGAAAAATTAGCTAACCTTGCTTGGAGACTTCAAGAAGATTTTCAGACTCATATGTTAAAAATTTTATTGGACGCTCTTGCAATATCGAAACGTAAAAATATTATTTTAACTGGTGGATGTGCATTAAACTGTTCTGCAAATTATTGGTATTTGGATAAGTTGCCAAAAGATGTTAAACTATATGTGGAACCTATTAGTAGTGATGCTGGAATTAGTATTGGAGTATCTAAAGCTCAATATTATTCCAAAACTGGTTCCATAAAAAAATATCCACTTAAAAACTTATACTTAGGACCCGAATGAGATATAATGTAGATATAGACGGCACTATCTGTATTCCTGGAAAAGGAGAAGGCAGATATACTGAAGCTGTACCTATCCCAGAAAGGATCTCTAAAATAAATGATCTATATATTAAAGGACATCAGATAATCTACCATACCGCTAGAGGTATGGGTACATTTAATAATGATCGAGAACAAGCTAAGGAAAAGTATTACGACTTCACTCACAAACAACTGTTAGAATGGGGATGTATGTTTCACGATCTTTTCTTAGGAAAACCTTCAGCTGACTATTACATTGACGACAAGGGAGTAAGTGCCGATGAATTCTTCGATACCTAGAGCAGCAGAACCAATTAAGTTCGTGTCCAAAGGATGGGGATATGAAAAATGGATAGTTAACTCAGAACAATATTGTGGCAAACTCCTTTTCATTGCAAAAGGAAAACAATGTTCTTGGCACTTTCATAAAAAGAAAGACGAAGTTTTCTATGTTCAAAGTGGAAAAATTAAAATCTACTATGGGTGGGATGACAATATTGAAGTCGCTAATGTATCTGTACTAGAAACTGGAGATAAGTTTCATGTTCCTATTGGAATGAAACATAGAATGTATGGTCTTTCCGATACTGAATTATTTGAATTTAGTACAGAACATTTTGATGAAGATAGTAATAGAATTGAATCTGGAGATTGATGAAAGCTGAAAAAATAACAGATCTAATTGTGGTTTTGAAAAATCACATCCCAGACAAAACCTGTGATGAAATATTGGAATGGTTTAAATCGAACAAACATCTTCAAAGTGCTGGGTGCGTTTACAGCACAGAACACGGAAAAAACATTGGACCTAGTGTCAAAAAAGATTTTAAAAATGCTATTCAGACTCTAGTCCCTCCAGAAGCACCTATCTCAGACAAGATGACAGAGATCACTATGTCTGCTTTTAGAGAAGCAGGTTCTAGATATCCAGTTCCAGAAGATAGCATGACTCTAAATGATTATTGCGTTAGGGTATATCCCAAGAACGAAGGAATATTTAAGACTCATGTGGACCAACATGCATTTGGTACAGTAAGTAGAATATTTGCTTGCATTATGTATCTCAATGATGTTGAGGAAGGTGGAGAAACAGAATTTCCAGATTGGAATATAGCAGTAAGACCAGAGAAGGGTAAAGTACTATTATTTCCATGCAATTATTTGTTCAAACATAAAGGAAATGCTCCCATTTCCGAAGAAAAATATATCGCTACAAATTTTATTAACTTTATGGTGCAAGATATTCCTCTAGTGTCTTGAGTCTATAGTTTAACCATTCCATATCTGCACAGGTATAATCTTGATACTTACCTTTTAGGTGATCTGGGAAAGGAATCATTTCGATTTCTCCCCCTTCTTTTTTAGCAACTAACTCTGCAACTCTCTGGAATGACATTGGTTTGCCAGTTCCAATATCATAGATTCCACTGGGAGCGTCATTATTCATGACAATATTGACTATATCATCTACACATACAAAGTCCCTATAAAAATTATCCGATCCTTCAAACAATTTAAGTTTCCCAGTTTCTTTGATCTGTTTGGTAAACTTTGAGACTGGACTTGCTTGGTCTCCCTTATGATCTTCTCCAGTTCCATATACATTAAAATATCTAAATCCTTGGATACTTTCAAACCGATCTATATTGTCCAATACATAATAATCTATGATTAGTTTTGAAATTGCATATTGATTCAGTGGATTTATCTTCCTACATTCTCTTGTTTGATTACCATAAACAGATGCCGAGGATGCATACTTTATAGGAATTTTGTGTTCAATTGCATGTGAAAATAGGTGGGCAGTAAAAGATTGATTATAATGTGCAATCTTTACCCAGTTTTTTTCTGTTGTGGATGAGATTGCTCCATTATGAATTATTAACTCTACATTTTCCCATCCATTAAATTTGGACAGAAATTTCCATGCGTTATCGACATCAATTCCAATAACATCATGTTCTCCTTCAGTTTCAAAATAGTTTTGAAAGTGAGATCCAATAAACCCTTTATATCCAGTAATTAAAATCATCGGGATACTATCCTTGGAATAGGTAGAAATATTGATTGAGCGAGTCTATACACCTGTTGATCAAAGTGACCTGGATGTTGATATACACCATGAAGAAAATTATCTGGATATACAATCAATCTATTGTATTTCATTTCTGCTAAGTGAACAAGTTCCCAAGGACCAACACTATCTCTTACGATGTCCTCTTTCCAGATTCCAGATTGGTATACATCAACACAACTCATTCCCTTATAAGTATAAAATCCAGTGCCACCATGACATTCTTCTGGCGTGTTTAAATAAACTACACCTGCCCAACCCCTAATTAAATCTTTACTATCTAAAGGAGAATCTACGTGTGGAATAAGTACTTGATCTGATGCAGTTACATTTACCGAGAATGAAAGTTGTTTGCATCCAAAGACAAATCGTTCTTCTTCCTCTTTTGTCAATCCATAAACTGATTTGGCTATGTCAACCCAGATTGGAACTAAATGATCAAGATCAAAATTTGCACTAACTCTACCACCTGGAACTCCTCCACAAATTCTTTGATTTAAAGTTGGAGGGATTCTTAGAGCCAAATCTCTAACTTGATCAGGATTTTTATAAAAATTATCGATGTATACGATTGGTTTTTCTTCCCATCCCATTAACTCTACTCTTGCATCCAATTCATCATTGACTGCAAACGTTTCCTTTTCATTTATTAAGTACTTTTCCATGAGATATAAATATGTTGAGAACCCTATGATTATTAGGAATGGCTAAGCCCTCCAGTAGAGAAGCATTGAAGCAGTATTGCCTCAGGAAACTCGGAAAGCCAGTATTGGAAGTCAATGTCGATGATGATCAAATCGAAGACTTGATAGACGATGCACTCCAATTATACCACGAAAGACATGGTGAGGGAATAGATAGAGTGTTTTTAAAGCATAAGCTGACCGAGGCAGAAAGAACTGCTATGGTCGGAATTGCTCAAACAACAACTGTCACTGATACTTTTGGAGGGATTTCTTCTGCAGAGTATACGGAACAATCCAATTATCTTCCATTACCAGACACTATTATAGGAGTCAATAAGATATTTAAAATGGACTCATCCACCTTATCGGCGGGGATGTTCAATATAAAATATCAACTCTTCCTTAATGATTTATACTACTACGGCGCAATAGATTTATTGAATTATAGTCAAACAAAATCATACTTGGAGACTATAGATTATCTTCTTAATCCAGAAGTCCAAATAAGATTTAACAAAAAGAATAGTAGATTGTACATGGATATAAATCTACAAGAACTTACGGCAGATCATTTTCTAATATTAGATTGTTACAGAGTTGTAGATCCAGAAAGTGAAACTGCGGTATATAATGATCTTTGGATTAAGAGGTATACAACATCTCTAATTAAAAGACAATGGGGACAAAACCTCATTAAGTTTCAAGGAGTTAAGCTTCCTGGTGGACTTGAGATGAACGGTAGACAATTATTTGATGACGCTCAACGAGAATTAGAAGATCATGAACAAAAGTTGATGACTGAATATGCCATGCCACCCCTAGATATGATAGGATAATGCCCTTAAATCCATTTTTTCTCCACGGTTCACCAAGCGAACAGAGATTGGTTCAGGACTTGGTTAACGAACATTTGAAAATGTTCGGTCAGGATGTTTTGTACATGCCTAGGAGGATTGTTAATGAGCAAACAGTTATTAAAGAAATAACTGCATCTAGGTTTGATGATAGTTTTAGACTTGAAGCTTACTTAGTTAACTTCGATGGATTTGGAAGTCCATCTGAAATTTTAACAAAATTTGGAGTTAGATCACAAGATGAGATACAGTTAGTTATATCTAAGGAAAGATACGATGATTTCATCTCTCCCCTATTGAAGTTATGGCCAGAAGATGAAATTAAAGTTGCAACTAGACCTCAAGAAGGAGATTTAATCTATCTTCCTCTAGACAACGCATTGTTTGAAATTAAGTTTGTAGAGACGAAAGTTCCTTTCTACCAACTCAATGATCTTTACATGTATGAATTGAGATGCGAGATCTTTGAATATGAAGATGAGGTCATTGATC